GGGCTACCCGTGGCGTTCCTTGTCTCACGCACCGATTACAAGTCTTGGCGAGGCATCACCGGAACGGCGGACGATACGTTCATCGACTTGATTCTCGGCTGGGTGTCGAATGACATCCGCGACTATTGCAGCCGCGACGGGACCAACGGCTTCGAGTCTGCGACACGGACTGAATACTACAGCGGTCCTGACGATGCAATCATCCAACTCCGCGAACGGCCCGTTACGTCGATTACCTCGGTGACGCAGACCTACGCGGGCGGGCAGAGCGTGGTACTCGAATCCAGCACGTACCGCGTCGATGCCGATTCGGGCCTGCTGTCGCGGATCGACGTTGCACGCAGCCGGTTCGCGTCGTACTCGGCTACGTACCTCGGGCAGGGTGGCGACTTCAAGCCGTCCCCGCGATTCGAGGAAGGGTTCAACAACTTCACGGTGGTCTACGTGGCTGGCTACGCCACCATCCCCGGAGCATTGCAGAAGGCGACCTGCCTTCTGGCGGACATGCTGTTCAACGGGCGTGGGCGTGACATGGCGGTACAGTCTGAAACCATCGGCCAGTATTCGTACACGTTGGCGGACCAGAAGCGCGTGGATGACATTCGCATGAGCCTGCTGCGTGGCTACGTGACGGGGGGTGCGTAATGGCATCTACCCCGTGGCACCTGTTGACGATGACGGCATCGTTGGACAACAAGACATGGCTGACGGCGAATAGCGGCATCCCGTACGGGTCATTGCCACCCGATCCAATCGACATTGCATGTGCGATGCAGCCGACAAGTGCGGCGGACGGTCTGGTGTACGGGCGTGACACGACTACGCAGATGTTTGACCTGTTCCTGGCACCGACGACGACCGCAGGGGCCGCGTGGGACTGTTCGCCAGCTGATCAGATTTCCATCAATAGCGTGGTGTACCGCATCGAAGGGAAGCCGCAGGACATGTGCAGCATGGGCGTGCTGAAGAAGTTGGTAGTATCGAGGGACTTGAACTGATGAACGTGGGCAAGGTGACAATGACCGTTGACACGGCCAAGCTCAAAGCGAAACTCGAGCGGGCTGTCAATACGGGCGTGTACCGTGCTGCGTTGGTCTATGAGGCGTTCATCAAGGACAGTTTCACGAAGACCGCCGTAGGAACGCACTCGGCACCAGGCCAGCCACCGGGAACGCAGACGGGAATGCTGCGGAACGGCATCCGTGCTACGCCAGCGAAGAACGGCAAGAGCATCATCACGACTTCCAAAGCCAAGTACGCGGCCATGATGGAGTTTGGCGGGACGATCCGGGCCAAGTCTGGCGGGTTCCTGCCGGTTCCGTTGAACGCCGAAGCCAAGCGGCTCCAGAAGCGGACGGCGGGCGGGCTTCGCAACTCCGCGACCCCGATGCACATCCTCCGCACCAAGACCGGGCGACTGTTCCTCGTCAAGCATCTGACCCGCAAGTCAAAGAACGCGACGAAGTTGCTCGGCTCGCAGATGATGTTCATCCTCAAAAAGTCCGTGACCATCGCGGCACGCCCGTACATGCGGCCCGCTGAACAGAACGCGGCTCTCTACGTCAAGGCTACCGATGCATTCGAAGCGGCTGTGAAGGAAGTTCTGAGCAAGGGGGCCGCATGATCCTCGCACCGATCTACCAGGCGATCTACGACCGCATGAAGGCCGACACTGGCGCGGGTGGGCTCTACAACGGTGGGGCGTGGAATCTCATCACGGGCGGGGCCTATACCGTGTTTGCGGCACCTACGCCGATCACCGGGCCCTACCTGGTCTTCAGCGTGGCGATGCAGCAGCAGAACACGACAACGGGCGACGAGTTCCTTTGCACGGCGACCTTCAACCTCTACGACCGTTTGAATGAATCATCGCAGACGGCGTACATCGGCACATCGATCTTGCCAGCACTCGACCGCCTGCACGGGAACGCGGTGCTGCAGAATGGCCGCGTGCCTACCTACGGGTTCAACCGGCATCGGCTGGTGCTGCCGACGAACGGGTATTCCGCTGTGGCGAGTACGTGCATCGTTGAGGACAATGACGCGACGATCGTGAGCGAGAACGTGGTAATGGCGACGATGAAGATGGCATTCAGGGTGTCGGCAATCGCCGCGAACCCGTAAGGAGTTGACCTATGGCAGACTGGCCGCTGACATCTGAACTTGGCAACCTGACTTGCTCGGCGGGCAGTGGTGACCTGCTGTACCTGCTGGGAACATCGCTCCGCGTTGCGGCGGACGTTGCCACTCTGAACATCGAGAGCAATGAGTACGACGCGACCACGCCAACAGGTAGTGCCGTGAACTTCATGACGATGAACGCTGGCCTGCGGTCGGCAACCATCGACTTCAACGGCATCTACCCGCGTGCCGCAAGCCCGCTTGGCATCACCTCGCTCATCACGTTCGCAGCCGGGTACGTCAAGCACGTAACCGCGTTCAACATCAACATTGAGTTTGGCGAGTTCGACGCGACCGCTACGACTGGTGCCGTGGGCAACTGGCGGGCGTTCCGTCCCAAGGGCACGGGCCGCTGGGGCGGGTCCTATACGTGCCTTGCGGACAACGCCACCCCGCCCACGTTGCCAAGTTCGGCAGCATCGGCATCGGCGGTGACGTTCAAACTGGGCGAGGACGGCGTAGCCGATCCAACCCTGACCGGGTTCATCACGGCCCCGCGACTGAATCAGACGGTTCGGATTGGCGACGAGTCGCAGTTGGTGTACTCGTTCACGGGCTCGGGCGACCTGACGCAGACGGCGGGAACGGCTCTCCCCGGCCTGACGGCGGCATCTGGTGTGATTACCAAACCGGCTTGGGATCTGAACGGAGATGGAACAGCGGATAACACCTGCGTACTGACCGTGGCATCTGGTCGCACGTACACCGGCCCGTTCTTCTGGACGCGGCTGAACCTCGCGTGGAAGATGGATGATGTCGTGCGGGTTAGCGGAACGCTCCGGGCGGCTGGTGCTATCACCGTGGCGTAAGGGGGCACAATGGCGACTCGCGGCAAAGACGGGTCTGTAGAGATTCAGGTAACTGGCGACACCTCCCCACTGGAGGCATCGGTAGCCGCTGCGAAGGCCAAGGTAGAAGCCGAAGGATCGACGGGCAAGGTTGGTGCGGCATCGACGCAGGCGGCTGCGGATGTGGCGAAGGTTGGGGTAGCGGCGACCGAATCGACTGAAGCACTCAATCAGATGGGGCAGGCGGGAGAGAAGGCCGTAGGTGCCGAGGCTCCGCTGCAAGGCGGTTTGAAGGGACTGAACAAGACCCTTGGAGATACGGTCGGGCAGGTTCAAGGGCTCATCGGAAAGTTCACAATCGTTGCCGGTGTCGCAACAGGCATGTACGCACTTGGTCGGGCTATCCGCGAGTCGGTCATTTCCGCACTGGAAACCGGCACAGAGAAGGCCAACAGGTTCGCGGAGAGTCTGGACCTGTCCAAGAAGGCCGAATCAATCAAGTCGATTTCGGATGAAATCAACAAGCTGTCCGGCGAACTGACGGCACAGGAAACGAACCCGCTCGATCGTGCCGTAGGATTCTTCACCGGCACAAACCCGGAGAAGCTCAAAGAGGAAATCACGCGGCTCAACAAGTTGTCCCAGAGCCTGCGAGATAATGAGCAGGCCGCTCGTCGCCGCAAGGAACGCGACGATGAATCCAAGGCGTACCTTGAACTTCAGCAATCTCGGATGAAGGCATCCGAGGAATATGACGACCTTGTACAGAAGTCGCTCGACAAAGAATCGGAAGCACGCGATAGCCAGATTGAGGATTTCCGCAAGTCGATGCAGGAACTTGGCGACGAAATGACCAAGCAGGCCAAGCGGTCGCAAGAGGCGTGGGTCGATTCGCTGCGGGCAATCCGCGAAGAATCAAACCGTGCGTTCAACACCGATCAGGCCGCGTCGATGGTGCAGCTCGCTGGAAACCTTCGCACTACGGCCACCATCGCAACGGCCAACATGAACCGCATCGTTGTCGGGGGTGACGACTAATGGCATTGAACGTCTACGAACTTGGGCTTACGGGCAACGGTCAGGCCGTGGACTACAACGGCAAGGCTTCGGCCACCCGTACGTTTGTCGTGGACACGATTAGCCAGCAAGCGGCACTCGAAGCGGACGGAATCCCCGCACTCAACAGCCAGCATCCGACACTTCCGAACCTCATCCTTGACGCAATTGACGCTCAGGTAGAGGATGGGGGAATCTGCCGGGTGGTGTGCCGGTATTCGAACAGTCGGCAGTTCGGTAGCACGCGAACCCCGAACAAGGATGCTCCGCGTTGGTATCACTGGGGCTGGGCCTCGCGTGTGGTGCAGATCGAAGTACCGATTGCCGTGCGTGCGTTGGTCATCGCCAAAGACCAGTTTGGGGCAGGCGACGAGCGGCTGGTCTGGAAGATCGGTCGCAAGATCGTCAATGAGACACGGATTATCCGACCGCTTCAGGTGCGTGTGCAGGTGTCGAACGTCCGCGACCTTGACGTTATCGCACAGCAGAAAGACCGGCTGCACGTGATGCCGGACGGCAACCAGTACCACTTCGAAGGGGCGACGGTCAACCAGGTTGACGATAACGGCACCTACGACATCTCGTACATCTGGGAGCTGGACGAAGGCACGTTCAACTTCCCGCCGTTTGCGACCACAAACGCCCGGTATTGCGTGCAGGTGACGGGCGGTCAATCTCCCGAAGATCCTGACGCTGGCCCGATCTTCCGCAACCCATACACCGTGTTCGTGGCCTACCAGATTGGCGATCCGTCTGTGACGATTCCAAACTGCGAACTGAACGCTCTCTATCCCGTCGATGCAAACGGCTGGCGGCAACTCCCCGGAGCAAACCGAATCATCTAATGGCAAGTCCCCGAATCATCCTCGGTCGCATTGTGGAAGTCAACGGCACCACGCCGGGGCCTGCCAGCGGCATCACGTACACCATCGCTTGCCATGACCCGCAGGTAGATGGCCCGTTCCGCGTGACCAATCAGCGGCCCATTCGTCGCTGGCCGGATGCACTCGACACGGTTGCGTTTGCGGTGGGATCGATGGTTATTGGCGTGAGCGATGCGACCATCCTGCAATGGCACTCGATGGAGATGCCCGACTTTGGAGCGTGTCCGGACAACTCGGGCGGCTCGCAGTTGCTCCAGTTGCTTCGCAGCGGCGGGGCGTTTGGTCCGTTGGGGCCGATTGCACCGGGCAGCGGATCGACCGAGGCTGGCACAGGGAACGATTCTCCCGCTGGACCTATCCCCGGATCTGGGAGTACTGACTGATGGGAATCCGCGTTGACATCCTCACGCCAATCGGATCTGACGGGCCCGCGTTCAACCCGACGCAGATGCTGTCGTCCATTTCGAGCGGCATCACGTACAAGGTGCAGGGCTACTCGAGTGTCGTCGCCCAGATCGACGCACCGATTGACGCTGCGGCTGCTGGCACGATCACGCTGCAATGCTCGCAGGATGGATGCACGTTCTACAACTTCCCGGCAGGTGCGATCACCTACACGGCGACCGGCATTCAGGCTGCTGTCAACGTGGAGGGTCTGGTATTCGTCCGCTACCAAGTGACGGCCACTAGCGGCACGGTCGAATACATGCTCACGGTCTGCGGGGTGGCGAATGTCTAACGTGCCCCCGATGCCATTGGGCGTGGTTGAGTGGCCTAGTGCGGCCCCGGACATCATCACCGTGCCAGCGGGCGGCGGTGGCGGGGGTGCCCCTACGAACGCCCAATACGTCACTCTGGCGACCAATGCGACACTCACACAGGAGCGGGTGCTTACGGCTGGCACGGGCATTTCGCTGACCGATAGCGGTGCGGGCGGAACGATCACCATCGACGCGACTGGTGCGGGTGGATCGACGCTGGCGGCAATCGACTTCGGTTCAGGTGCTGGCGATACGTCGGCCACTGTTGCGGTGACGGGTCAAACGTGGGTAACGCCTACGACCGCAATCGTGGTGACGGTGCTTGGAACGCGGGCCGAAGATGCTGCGGTCGAAGGGCTCACGTTTGCGGTTGGTGATGTGGTCGATGGGGACGGGTTCACGGTCTACGGTTCGAGTCCGCTTGGATCGGTCGGTTCGTACATTCTTTCATGCGTAGGAGTCTGATTCATGGCAGTTCAAATCGCAACCGGATCAAGTTCGACGGGCAAAGCCGACGTTACCACTACGTTCGATCTGCAGGTGCGTACGCCCACCGTTGAGGCAAACGCCGGGTTCGCTCAGATGTCAAGCGAGAACGACGCGGGCGATGCTACTGGCACCCGCTACTGCTTGTCGCCAGAGTCGGACCCAGACTATCGCCTGCGTGCGGCGACCGATTCGCTGTGGGACAGCGAGACGTTCAACTACAACGGCATCAACTCGGCCAAGTACCGCATGCAGTCCAGCGGGTTCGTACCGGCATACTCGTCCGGCTACGTGTCATTCAACCCGACAAGTGCAACGGCTGCGAATAACGCCGCGTGCTTGACTACGTGGAAGTATTTCCCGATCTACGGTGCGGATCAGACGTACTTGGAAGTCAGTGCGGCGATCACTACGACGATTGCTACCGGCAACACGCTGGAGTTTGGATTCTACACGACTGGAACGAGTGCCCCATACACCCCGACCGATGGGGCATTCATTCGCGTGACGACTACCGGCGTGGTGGGAGTGTGCAGTTTCAACGGCTCGGAAACGACTACGGGCGTGTTCGCTGCGGTCGGCGGCGGCAACTTCACGATGGCCGCGAACACGTTCTATCACCTCGTCGTGAGCATCAACGAACGCGAAGTGCAGTTCTGGATCGACGACGTTCTGCGAGGGACGATCAACCTTGACCTCACCGGCACCGGCCAGCCGTTTATGAACGGTTCGCTGCCCGTGTCGTTCACGCAGCGACTTCCGGGTACGGGCGGATCGGCTATGACGCTCCGCATCTCGGACTACACCGTGAGCAAGGGCGGCTATGTCCCGTTCCGTTCGTGGGAGTCCGGCCTCGCGGCAATGGGCTCATGCGGCTATCAGGCCCAGAGCGGGTCCACGATGGGCAGCACGGCCAACTATGCCAACTCGGCTAACCCTACGGCTGCGGTGCCGACCAACACCACGGCGGCACTTGGTTCGGGTCTTGGCGGGCAGTTCTGGGAAACTGATACTTTGGCCGCGACCACGGACGGCATCATCTGTTCATACCAGAACCCGGCGGC